AGCCAACAGTGGGTACATGGATCTCAAACGGATCACTGGGTCAGAACCGGTTCCAGTATTCGACAGACCTCTCGAGGTGAGCTTCAGAGGGACGGTGACTGCATGAGCGAAATCAATGTCATCTCTCGTACTCAAAACATCATCGTCGATCCGACATCTGGTTCTGTCGCCGTCATCAGTGCAGGTCCAGCAGGTCCAGCCGGTCCAGCCGGTCCATCGGGAGGTCCAGCCGGTCCAGCCGGTCCAGAAGGTCCAGAAGGTCCAGAAGGTCCAGAAGGTCCACCAGGACCATCCACATGGCCTCTTGTGGTAAAAGCCACTGAACCCACTGCCACTGACTATGGAGAAGCAACTATTCCTCTAAATGCGGTGTGGGTGGAGGTTTAATTTAATGGCTACGACTGTTATAGAAGAAGGGTTTGATTCCATTTCGGAATGGGCCGTGACTGGTTCGGTATATTCAGAGCGTACTGGTCGTACTGGACCTGGCGGTTCTGTTTCAAGTTCAGCGTCAACACTTACACTTCCGTTCGGAGCGGCAGAATCTGACACAGTAACTATTGGATTTGCTTGGCGTATGGGTTCTCTCATGGCTCGTCCACTCATTTCCTTACGTTCGGATGCTGGAGTCACTGCTCATATTACAGTAGCTTCTACTGCTGCAGGAACATTTGAAGTTCGACGAGGTACTCTAGCCGGAACACTTCTCGTAACTGGTGGAACTTATGTCATAAACACGTGGTATTACATTGAAATTCAGGCCAAACTACATGATACAACTGGATTTGTAATATTGAGGGTTGATGGTGTTCAAGTTGCTTCCGCAACAAATATTGATACCAAACAAACTGGTACAAAAACCGTTTTCGATTCTATTGTATTGACAACGAGTTCTACAACAGTCCAGGTTTGGGATGATCTTTACGTTGTTACAGGTGCCGATGGAGTTTTTCTAGGTGATCAAAGTTATGGTGGCACTGGTCCGTTTGAAGTATGTCATGAATCATTTGATTCTGGATATGGATCTTGGGCAGTAAGCGGTGGTACACCGTCACTTGTTGCCGGTCGAAACAACAACGGAGTTCGACTTGTAAACAACGGTGATGAAATTGTTTATAATGTTCCGGTTGGACAGCAATCAAATTTCATCATAGTTGGTTTTGCTTGGTTTTTATCAGCAAATCCTGCCGCAACTTCAAGTATTGTGAGTTTTTCTGGTAGTGGTGGAGCAATTGCCAATATGAGAATGGATACTGCCAGAGTACTAAGTTTAGACGGATTTATTAGTATAAGTGCAGCTGGAGCGATGCCTGTTGGAGTTTGGGCATATGTCGAGGTGTCTTTATTTATAAACAAGCCTGGTTCTGGTTATTCTGCGGCTGAATGCGAAATCAAGGTTAACGGTGTAAGAGTGGGATATAGTCGTGATAGTAATATGAGTTCTGGTAGTAGTTCGACGATTAGTACTATCGAAATACATGGTGCTGGTTCTGGAACAAGTTCTCCGTCAATCATAGATGACGTATATATTCTTAGTGGAACGCTTGCGGATTTCGAAGGAGATCACAATTTATCCGTCTCGATTCCTACTATGAAAATTTGGGATGGCTCTGATTGGAACGATTATCCAGTCAAAGTTTGGAATGGATTAACGTTTGTTGATGCATCGTCTCTCAAAATATGGAATGGAAGTACGTGGGTATAGAAAGGAACAAGCATGGCAGACGCAGAAGCAAGAGGCTGGGGTCCTGGTTGGCCGAATTGCCAGTCCTCAAAGATGACCCAGATCGATGTTGGTGGGACCAAGTTCCCCGGTGGGGTACGAACAGAGATTGCCGAATTAGTCACCAGGTTGGTTCAAGAAACCAAGAACCGTGGATACGTTTTCGGTAAGTCCGGCGATCCCAACTATGGTTGTTGGGGTTACATGTGTCGAGCCATTCGTGGAACCAGCAGGCCATCAAATCATTCATGGGGACTGGCGGTAGACATCAATGCACCTACCAATCCGCACAAGGCGTCACCTCTTGTCACAGACATGCCGTCGTGGATGCCTGATCTGTGGAGCCAATATGGATTCCGTTGGGGAGGCACATATTCTAGACCAGATGCCATGCATTACGAGTTCATGGGAACTCCCGCCGACGCGACAAACTACATCAACAAAGCTCGTTCGGTCAATCTTGGTGGTGCTCCTGCGCCAAAGCCTCCTCCACCTCCACCGCAGCCAAGCATTCCTGCCTTCCCTTTCCCAAAGGGACATTGGATGGGTGTGGAATCAAATGATCCTAAGAACCATTCTGGAGCGTTGAGCAAGGATCGTCCTGGGATCAAGCAATACCAACAGCGGATGTTGGATCGTGGATGGAAGAACATTGGTACACCGGACGGACTATTCGGTCCGAAGACCAAAGACGTAACCATCGCATACCAGAAAGAGAAAGGTCTCTCAGCTGACGGGCTAGCCGGAGAGCAAACGTGGCATTCCATCTGGACGGCCCCGATCACCTGAAAGGAAATAGCATGAGCAGCTATGGAACTGACGCACATGACAATCCAGTACCTCCTGATCCCGAGGTTTTGGCCGAAGCACAAACTCGTCGTGAAGAGCGTGCTGTTGAGAATTCGGACCCGAACGTAGTGGTTCCTGAGCCTCTTCCCGAGTCAAACCCCAATCCGGCAACACATCCCGAGGTTGAAGACGAGCCCGAGCCTGTCGGCGAAGGTTCCGATAACCCTGACGAGGCGCCTGACGGGTGCTGAAGTGATCTAGAAAGGAGAACTAATGGCTCCTAGGCGTGCTCCGAAATTCAGACCAGCTCTCACCGATGACGGTCGTGAGAATCAACTGGTCACACTTGCTATCGATTTGGCTGAGAAGCAACTGAGCGAAGGAACTGCGTCGTCTCAAGTGATCACGCATTACTTGAAGCTTGGTTCAACCAGGGAACGATTGGAGCAAGAACGGCTTCTGCGGGAAAATGAGCTGTTGAATGCCAGAGTGGAGCAATTAGCTTCGGCAAAGAGAGTTGAAGACCTATATTCTGCCGCTCTGGATGCCATGCGGGCCTATGCAGGTACTGAAATGCATCAAACAGCAGATGACGACTACTACGATGAAGATTAGATCATATTCTGAACTGAAACCTCTCGTAACCATAGAAGATCGATTTGAATATTTGAAATTAGAGGGAGTTGTTGGTCGGTCTACATATGGTTTTGATCGTTATATCAATCAGAAGTTTTATACGTCGTATGAGTGGAAATTGGCTCGAGAAGCGGTCATAATTCGGGATAATGGTTGTGATTTGGGTATAGTGGGCTATGAAATCTATGGATCATTGCTTATTCATCACATGAATCCAATGACTATGGAGGACATAATTCATGGAGAAGAATGGATATTTTCTCCAGAGTATTTGATAACAACCACTCATTTTACCCATAACGCAATACATTATGGTCATAATAATCTACTTCCAAAAGTTGTTATTGTGCGTAATCCTAATGATACAACGCTTTGGTAGGTGGAAATGGAGTATGAGGAGATCGATTACGAAGAAGTAATGACAATTCGAAGAGTGGCTAAAGAAGTTTTTTTGGGATATTGGGGTATCGGTGTAAATCGTGACAAAATGCTCACAGAAGCTGGTTATGACGCCGATGCAGTTAATGAAGAATTAATTCGTCTACTTAACATATTTAAGTAGTCATGGAGGTGAAAAATGGAAGAAAGCATCCTTAAAAGTACTAAGAAGATTCTTGGACTCGCTGAAGATTACACCCCATTTGATCTGGATATCATAACCCACATCAATGCGTCCTTCTCCATCCTGAATCAACTAGGTGTTGGTCCAGTCGAAGGGTTTTCTATCTATGATGACGAAGCTGTTTGGGAAGATTTCATCGTTCCCTCGAATCAGCTCCATCTGGTTAAGACCTATGTTTTTCTGAAAGTTCGATATCTGTTTGATCCTCCTGGAACATCCTTCCTTCTCGAGGCGTATTCCAATCAGATCAAGGAATACGAATGGAGACTCAACATTTTCCGAGAGTATGAACTTCCTGATCCTGTGTATCCCGAGGAGGCGATTCCGTGAAGACAAATGTACAGGAGTTTATCGAACATCACGGTGTCAAAGGGATGAAGTGGGGTGTTAGACGTTCTAGTCGTGCCCGAAAGAAGGGGACTGAACGAACCAAGTACAGCAAGTCTCCAAAGAGTCTCACTCAAGATGAGCTTGAGAAGCGAATCAAGAGAATGGGAATGGAGAAAGAGTACAACAAACTCAACAAGAGAGATGTCTCTACTGGTGAACGTCTTGCCAGTGAGATGATGACAAGTATTGGTAAGACAACCATTGTTACTGTTGGTACTGGTGCCGCAATCTACGGAGCCAAGAAGATTATCGAGAAGAAGAGTCCAGACTTGGCAAGGGCGGCTGCATTCAGAAAGAAGTAATGCAAGGAGGGTGTAATGGTTTTATCCAACACTGCAACTCCTCAGTATTACGGTGAGTTTCGAGCGGCGGTTCTTCGTGGAGACATTCCTGTGAATCGGGAAATCTCCATGGAGATGAACCGCATTGACGAACTCATCTCTAATCCGAACATCTATTACGACGACATGGCAGTTCACGGATTCATCAAGTACTGTGAATTCGAGTTGACGTTGACTGATGGTAGTGATCTCCATCTTCTTGATACATTCAAGTTGTGGGCTGAACAAATCTTCGGTTGGTACTTCTTCGTCGAACGAAGTGTGTATCAACCAAATGAAGATGGACGAGGCGGACACTACATCAAGAAGCTGGTCAAGAAGCGACTGACCACGAAACAATACCTGATCGTAGCCAGAGGCTCGGCCAAGTCCATGTATGCCAACTGCATACAAGCCTACTTCTTGAATGTGGATACCTCAACCACACATCAGATCACAACGGCTCCTACGATGAAGCAGGCCGAAGAGGTGATGTCACCCTTTCGTACTGCAATCACCAGGTCGAGGGGCCCTCTGTTCAAGTTCCTGACGGAGGGTTCCCTGCAAAACACTACTGGCTCAAGAGCACAACGAGTCAAGTTGGCCTCAACCAAGAAGGGCATCGAGAACTTTCTGACAGGTTCACTGCTTGAGATTCGTCCTATGACGATCAACAAGCTTCAAGGTCTCCGTCCAAAACTGTCAACGATCGACGAATGGTTGTCTGGTGACATCAGAGAAGATGTTGTCGGAGCAATCGAACAAGGTGCCTCGAAGATGGAGGACTATTTGATCGTCGCCATAAGTTCTGAAGGAACTGTTCGGAATGGTTCTGGCGACACCATCAAAATGGAACTCGCAAGCATCCTTCGCGGGGAGTATCAAGCGCCTCATGTTTCTATCTGGCATTACAAGTTGGACGAGATCGAGGAAGTCGCCGATCCATCGACTTGGTTGAAGGCTAATCCTAATCTTGGTAAGACAGTCACCTATGATGTGTATCATCTCGACGTAGAAAGAGCTGAGAAAGCGCCTGCATCAAGGAATGACATTCTTGCTAAGCGATTTGGAATTCCTATGGAGGGGTACACCTACTTCTTCACATATGAAGAGACCCTTCCTCACAGGTCAAGAGAATTCTGGGGGTTGCCGTGTGCTCTTGGAGCGGACCTTTCCCAAGGAGACGACTTCTGTGCGTTTACGTTGATGTTTCCGTTCCAGAATTACTCGTTTGGCGTCAAGACACGGAGTTATATAACCTCTTTGACTTTGATGAAGCTTCCGGGTGCGATGAGGATGAAGTACGAGGAGTTCATTGCCGAGGGAAGTCTTCACGTCCTAGATGGAACTGTGCTAGACATGATGGAAGTGTATGACGATCTTGACGCGTTTATTTTAAGAAACGAGTATGACGTTAGATGTCTTGGATTTGATCCATACAACGCCAAGGAATTCGTCACTCGATGGGAGACTGAGAATGGGCCCTTCGGGCTAGAGAAAGTGATCCAAGGATCACGAACAGAATCAGTTCCTCTTGGGGAATTGAAGATTTTGGCAGAAGAGCGAAAGCTCATATTTGATCAGGAGCTCATGTCATTTGCTATGGGAAACGCGAT